GATGAGCAAGTTGAGGTGTGGCAAGCGATTGTATCGGGGCACCCTGCTGATTGGTTCGATGCAGGTAGCGTTCCATTACTTGCGCAACTGTGTCGGCATGTTGTTATCGGCAACAGGATAGCGGAGTTGGTTGAGCGTACCGACGATACGGAGACACTGCTTGCCGTGTTGAGGGAACAGCGCGCCGAGAGTGAGGCTGTCCGTAAGCTGGCGACATCGCTGCGTATAACACCACAATCAACATTAAACCATCGTGGCAACAAGAGATCTGGAGTTGGCATTACCCGTAAGCCGTGGCAATGAGTAATACTGGTGGCTCGGGTTATTGCATTACAAAGAAAGCGGTTCGGTCGCCTTCTAGTTATAGCCCAGGTAGGCCGCGCGGCAGATGGCCAGGCAAGATGGCTCTGTTTGTGCGACTGCGGAAAGTACTGCAATGTCAGCGGTGGGCATCTGCGCACTGGGCATACACGGTCGTGCGGTTGCCTTCTTAAGGAAGTTGTTGCTGGCTTCGGACTGACATCGAGGCTGAAGCACGGACACACTGCGGCGCGCAGGCAGACGCGAGCTTATACCACTTGGTATGGCATGCGGCAGAGATGCCAGGACGCAAAAAACCATGCATTCGAATATTACGGTGGGCGTGGTATCAAGGTTTGCCAGCGATGGGATACATTCGAGAACTTTCTTTGCGACATGGGCGAGCCACCGATTGGGCTCTCGCTCGACCGGATAGACACTAACGGTGATTATGAACCTGGGAATTGTCGATGGGCGACGGTAGGCGAGCAACTAGCAAACCGCCGGCCGTACAAGAAACGCGCGCCGAAAGAAACATTAAATGGGTAGAGGAGTTTTGTCGGGTTCCCGAGGGGACGTATGTCGGCCAGCCGCTGAAGATGGCGGCGTTTATGAGGGACGACTTTCGGGCAATTTACGACAATCCGGCCGGCACGCGCCGAGCGATCATTTCCCGCGGGCGCAAGAATGCAAAGACTACCGAGAGTGCGCTGATCCTTCTGCTGCACCTCTGTGGACCGGAGGCCAAACCGAATAGCCAGCTTTACAGCGCCGCGCAATCGCGGGAGCAGGCGGGAATAATCTTTTCCCTCGCTGCAAAAATTGTGCGTCTGAATCCGATATTGTCCGAATGCGTTACCATCCGGGATACGGCCAAGCAGCTTATCTGCCGTGATCTTGGAACGCTGTACCGTGCGCTGTCGGCGGAAGTAACCACGGCGTTTGGACTAAGCCCGGTGCTGACATTGTTCGATGAGTTAGGACAAGTGCGCGGGCCGAGATCGAGTTTGTATGAGGCGCTGGAGACGGCCACGGGTGCGCAGTCGCAACCGTTGTCGATCATCATCAGCACGCAGGCTTCGACAGAGAATGACTTGCTATCGATCCTGATTGACGACGCAGCGGCTGGTCACGATCCAAGGACGGTGCTCCGGTTTCAATCTGCGCCGGCTGAAATGGACCCGTTTTCCGAGGAGGCGATACGAGCAGCCAACCCAGCCTTCGATATCTTTATGAACAAAGACGAAGTGCTGGCTATGGCGGCAGACGCAAAGCGTATGCCGTCGCGACAGGCGGAATACGAGAACCTCATTTGCAATCGGCGGGTAGAAGCCAACAACCCGTTTGTGTCGGCGAGCGTTTGGGCGTCGTGCGGTGCGGCGCCGCTGCCGATTGACGGCGTGCCGGTATATGGCGGGCTCGATCTGTCGAGCGTGGCGGATCTCACGGCGCTGGTGCTGATCGGCGATGTGGGTGGCGTATGGCAGGTACACCCGACCTTCTGGCTGCCGGGCCAAGGGCTTTCAACGAAAGCTCGAGCCGACCGGGTGCCGTATGACCAGTGGCACAAGGAAGGGTATTTGCATACCGCTCCCGGCCAGAGCGTCGAATATGAGTTTGTCGCTGAGTATTTACGCGATGTGTTTGCACGATATGACGTGCGTAAGATTGGTTTTGACAGGTGGGGCTGGAAGCATCTGAAACCGTGGCTGGCGAAGGTTGGCTTCGGCGAGGCCGACATGGCGAAGTTCGTGGAGTTCGGGCAGGGCGTGGCGAGCATGAGCCCGGCGCTGCGCGAGCTTGAGAGTGATCTGCTGAACAAGAAATTGGCGCACGGGATGCACCCGGTGCTGACGATGAATGCGGCTGGTGCCGTGGTGTGGAGCGATGCCGCGGGCAATCGCAAGCTCCACAAGGCGCTGTCATCGAGCCGCATCGACGGCATGGTGGCATTGGAGATGGCGCGCGGCGTGGTGCCGCTGGCGCGCGGCCGGGTAAACCTCGAGACCATGATTGTCTGAGCATCGAGGCACTGATCGCATGACCAAACGCATTGCGCCCATCGCATTGGCATTGCTGTTGCTGCCGGGAGCGGCGGCGGCGCAACAGGCATTCCGCACCGACGGTGCCGCCACCGTAACGCTATCGGCAACCGGCACGACGAGCCGGGTGCAGTTGCAGACGGCCGTGCCGGGCGTGCCGAATGTGCGGCTTTACAATGCCGGCAGCGTCGCGGTGTTTGTGAATTGCGGCGATGTGACGGTGGTTGCCACCACTGCCTCGGGATTGCCGGTGGCGCCGGGCAGCGTCGAAATTCTGGGCTGCCAGAACACGCACGTTGCCGGCATCACCGCCAGCGGCACCGCGACGCTCTACGTCACGCCCGGCACGGGGCTGTAAGTAGTGTTCCTAATCGTCGGGCTGCTGCTAGCGCTGGTAGCGCACGCGGCCGAGGCGCGCATGCACGCTCCGTATCGCGGGCATCGGATTGTGGCGGCTGCGGCGGCGCCGCCGCTGGACACTTTTACGACGCCGACCGGCGCTTACTCTTTCCGCGCGCTGCGCTCGGCTTATGCGGGGCCGGCGATCCGCATCCGGCGGGCATCCGACAACGCCGAGACGGACATCTACTTCCTCGGCTTTACCTCGTTCACCGGCGCGCCGATAGATACGGCGGCGGCTTTGGCGCACTGTGCCGCAACGCCGTGTTTTGGTACGAAGTGGTACGATCAGAGTGGCGCCGCGCGGGACATTGTGCAGGCGACGGCGGCGAACCAGCCGACCCTGGTGTTTAACTGCACGCCGGCCGGCTTGCCGTGTTTTCAGACCGAGACCAACACGGACCTGGTGATAACGGCGGCCGGCGTGACGCCGACGACGGGGATTGCGTCGTTGAGCGGGGTGGCGAAGCGGACGGCCGGCAACGGCACCTGCACGCCGATCCGGCTGAACAACGGCATCCGGATTCTGACTGGCGGCGTCCTGGCGAGCTGGTTGCTGCAGTCGGCCAGCGTGACGATACACACGAATGCTGCGGTGCCGGAGAATGCGTGGCACTCGGCGCTCGGGGTGATTGCCGGGGCGGCGTCTTCGATCTTCAGGATTGACGACGTCGAGACGACGAACGCGACGGGCGGCACTGATGTGGCGGCGGGCAGCATGGGGGTGCTCGGGGGCCTCACGACGAACTGTCAGTACGTCGAGGCGGTGGCCTGGAACAACTACGTCCTGACGGCGCCGGAACGGGCGGCGTTGGTGAACAACCAGCGCTCTTTCTGGGGTTTTTGACACCGCACTCAGCGGGCACGGCATCGGCCGTCTGCTCGGGAGCACTGCATGCAGATCCGACAAAAGCGGTCGGCGGCGCCGCCGCCTGCCGACGATCCGCTCGAATATGTGATGAGCGATGCCAGCCTGGACCGGATGGGCGACATCATCGAGCCGCAGGGCTGGCAGCTCGACAACTTCCGCAAGCACCCGGTGGCGCTGTTCGGGCACGACCCGAAATTCATGATCGGGCACTGGCGCGACGTGGGCGTCCGCAAGGGGCGGCTGACCGGCTGGCTCGATCTGGTGGAACCGGTGTCCGAGCGGTTGCGCGAGATCCACGCGCTGGTGAAGGCCGGCATCGCACGCGCTGTCAGCGTCGGGTTTCACAGCGACAATTTCGAGCCGCTGAAGAATGGCGGCACCCGCTTTCTCGAAGCCGAGTTGGTCGAGTGTTCGCTCGTCAGCGTCGGCGCCAATCCGAATGCCCTGGCGATTGCGAAATCGCTCGGGATCTCCCCGCAAGGGCAAAGCCTGATCTTCGGCGTGCATGCCGATGGAGAGCGGGTGGCGACGGGCGGGTTTCATGGCGTGCATGCCAAACGAGGTGACGTATCGCGAAAGCAGAAACCCATGAACATCAGCGAGAGAATTACCGGCGCGCAGCAGGAGCTTGTGGCATTGCGCGACCAGATGGGCGGCGTCGATCCCGACAACGACCTTAGCCGGCTGTCGGACCTGACGGCGAAGATCGAGGAGGTACAGGGCAAGATCACGACGTGGGAGCGGGCCGAGAAGGCGCTGGGCGGCGAGGCCGAGCCGATCACCGTGCCGGCCAGCCGCACGACGGTATACGCGCCGAACCAGCCGCTGCCGGCGGCGGCGCCGAAATCGTGGGCCATCCCGAAGAAGCAGGAGGAGCCGGGCTTTCTCTACATCCGGCACTGCGTCGGCAAGGTGCTGAGCCATGTCAGGCACGAGCCGCTCGACAAGGTGATGGCTGACATTTACGGCAGCTATGGCGACTTCGACGTAACCAAGGCGACGCACGACTGGTACGTCAGGACGGCGACGGCGCCGGCCACTACGACGACGAGCGGATGGGCCGACACGCTGGCTGCGACGCAGTACGGCGAGTTCGTCAACACGCTGTTGCCGGGCGGCATTTATGGGTTGCTGGCGCCCTACGGGTTCCGGGCGACCTTGGGGCGGTTTGCTCAGATCAGCATGCCGACACGGGTGGCGACGCCGACCGTGGCGGGCTCGTTCGTCGCGGAAGGTGCGCCCATCCCGGTGCGGCAGGCCGCCTTCACGCCGATTACGCTCGGCTTGAAAAAGATGGCCGTCATCGTGAGCTACACCCGCGAGATCGCCGAGCATTCGACGCCGCAAATCGAGGTGATCCTGCGTCAACTGATTCAGGACGACACGCAGGCGTCGGTGGATTCGGTGCTGATCGACAACATCATATCGAGCGCCATCCGCCCGGCCGGCATCCGCTACAACGTCAGCGCCACGACGGCAACCGCGGGCGGCGGGTTTGCGGCGCTGGTCGGCGATATCAAAGCGCTGACCGCGGTGTTGGCGACGGCGAATGCCTTCGTCAAGCCGGTGTGGATCATGCACCCGGTGCAAAAGAACTCGATCCTGCTGACGCAGGGCACCGCGGCAACGGATTTCCCGTTCCGCAGCGAGATCACCAGCAACACCCTGATGGGCTACCCGGTGATCGTGTCGAGCACCGTAACGGCGGGGATGGTGATCCTGCTCAACGCCGACGATTTCATGTCGGTGACGGGAGATGATCCCCGCTTCGATGTGTCCGACCAGGCGACCCTGCATTTCGAGGACACGACGCCGCTGCAACTGGTGACCGGCGCGCAGGGTTCCGGTGTCGTCGCCAGCCCGAGCCGCTCGATGTTCCAGACTGACAGCCTCGCGCTTCGGATGATCCTGCCGATGAACTGGGGGCTGCGGCGCACCGGCACGGTGGCGTGGACGCAATCGGTGAGTTGGTGAGGCTTTGAAGCGGCGGCGTTACTCATGGCGACAGCCTGCCCTGCAGTTGTGGGGCAGGCTCACCACAAAGGAGACGGCTGATGCCGGATTACGAGCAGGACAAAGCGCGGCGGGCGAACCTGACGAACATGACGCTGGCAGTAACCGAGCAATCGGTGCCGACGCCGACGCAGGAGGAGAACGACAAGACAAAGCTCGGGCTGATGCACCCGGACGAAAAGGCCGCGCCGAGCGCACCTGAGATGCCGTCTGCTGCGTTACAGGCGGCCTATCTCGCGTCGCCGGTTGACACGGACCTGAAGCCGGGCATGCCGCTGCCGCCGGAAGAAAAGCCGCCGCCGGAGCCGCCGCTCGGCGGGTCCACGGCCCGGCAGCCCGAGCGCAGCGTGCCGCGCCCCGAACCGCGCCAGCCCGACAAGCCCTAAATGGCGCAACTGATGGCGCGGGCGACGGGTGCGGTTCGCCGCATCTTCGGCCCGCGTCAGAAGCAGCTCATGCCGGGGTTTGTGCTGCCGCTGGGCGGCGGCGTGGTCCCGGCGAGCTGGCCGCTCAATTACTGGCAATGCGGACACGACCCGCTGCCCTATGGCTCGTCGGCCGTGGTCTATGCCTGCCGGCAGGCTTACGCGCAAACCATCAGCATGTGCCCCGGCACGCACTGGCAGAGCGACGGCAAGGGGGGGCGGGATCGCGTCACGAACTCGGCGCTGTCGCGCATTCTGCGCAAACCGAACAGCTATCAGAGCCCGAGCGATTTCTTTCTCTATCTCACCGACTGCCTTTACGGCGAGGGTGCCGCCTTCGGGCTGGCGATCCGCAACAAGCGTTACGAGATATCCGAGATCCACCTGATGGACCCGCGGGCCTGCTCGGTGGCTGTCGGCGCGAGCGGCGAGCTTTACTATTCGCTGGCCGGCAATGCGATTGTCGAGCGGCTGTACGCCGACAACCGGGCGGCGTTGCAACAGGTGCCGGCGCGCGACGTGCTGCACTTGCGCTTTCCCGACCCGCGCAACCCGCTGCGGGGCATCGCGCCGTTGCAAGCATCGCTGCTGGAGGAGGCCGCCTCGAATGCGGTGCTGGCGCACAACCTGGCCTATTTACAGAACCAGGGGCGGCCATCGGGCGTCATCCAGACCGACATCAGCTATCACGACAACCCGGATGCGGCGCTGAAGCTGCGCGAAAGCTGGAACCGGCAGACGCAGGGACCGAACAGCGGCGGCACGCCGATCCTGACGGACGGAATGAAGTGGGTTCCGGCCGTGGTGAACAGCCGCGACGCGCAGCTTGCGGAGTTTTTGCAGATCAGCGACCAGCGCATCGCCACGGCGTACCGGGTGCCGCTGCCGATGCTGAGCTTGCAGAACTCGGCCGGGCCGCAGGGCTCGACCGAAAGCATGATGGGCTTCTGGGTGTCCACCGGGCTGGGTTCCGGCGCAAACCTGATCGAGGACGGCTTCGGGCGGCTGTTCGCACTCGCCGGCTGGCCCGATGATTATCTGGAGCTGGATCTGGAGGCGTTGCTGCGGGCGAACTTCCGTGATCGCATCGAGGGGCTGGCGAGGGGCGTTCAGGGCGGGATCTTCAGCCCGAACGAAGCCCGCGCGAAGGAAGATTTGCCGGCCATGCCGTTCGGCGACGAGCCGCGCGTGCAGCAGCAGATCGTTCCGCTGAGCGCCTGGGACAAAGTGCCGGAACCGACGCCGCGGCCGGATGCGCCGCCATCGGCGCCGCCTGCCGGTGCAGATGCCGAGGATGCCGAGGACGATGCTGACGAGAGTGGCGATGCAGTTAAGCAAGGCGTCCTATCCGCCGTCCGGTCAGGCCATCGTGTCGCCGTCGCCGCTTGAGATCATCGCCGAAGAACTCGGCGCTATAGCCGGCCGCGCCGAACGCGAATTACGGCTCGCTGCGTCCGTGCTGCACGCCGAGATCAGGGCAGAAATGGCAGCATTGCAGGCAAGCCGGGCTGAGTTTGAACTTCGCGCGGCCAACGCCGAGAGAGCATTGACTGATGCGGTCGCCGCTCGGCTCACAGAGGTGCATGACGGTGCGCCGGGCGCGGCTGGCACGCCGGGCAGTCTGATTTATTGTGGCCGCGGCGCGCCGGAACAAACGGGCAAAAATGGAGACGTGTATATAGATGTCGAAAGCGGAGATTTGTATCACTTCATATTTTGAATACTCCTTCGGCTCTCCACTTTGCCCTTAGACGTTTTGATTTCTCGGCATCGCAGATAGAGCAATATCGTTGCTTGGCGTAAACCCTATCGTATGGATGACCGTTGAAATGACTTGGGTTCTAGTCGGAAACATAAAGGGAATTTGCGGGGAGCGTGGTGACCCCGGCGAACCCGGTCCCGAGCCATACGTCGGCGAGGTGTGCGGGCTGTTCGATGCCGAGCGGCAATACCGGAAATTCGATCTCGTCAGTTTTCGGGATTCCGAGTGGCGTGCGCGGTACGACGACCCCGGCGAGTTGCCCGGCGATGGCTGGGCGGTGTCGGCCAGGGCCGGCAGCCGGGGCAAGCCTGGGGAGCGCGGGGAGCGCGGCCCGGTGGGGCCAGTGCTGGCGATTGCATCGTGGGAGACGCGCGACTATCGGGTCGTGCCGGTGATGGCTGACGGCAGCGTCGGGCCGCCGCTCGATCTGCGCGAGTTGTTCGAGCAATACGACATCGAGCGGGCATGAACGGGCACCGCTTCACATTGGTCGTGACGCCGGCCGAGAGCCTGGCGCTGATCACGCTTGAGGAGGCGAAGCTGGCGCTCGGCATCGCGCCGGAAGACACGACGCAGGATGCGGCGCTGGCGATGCAGATCGACGCGGTGTCGGCGGCAGTGTCGAACTATTGCAACCGCACCTTTGCGGTGCAGACCTATCGCGACCAGATCCGCGGGCACTGCGGCGGCTTCGGCGAGCCGATCTCGACACGGCAATGGCCGATTGTGCTGAGCGAGACGGGCGTGCCGCAGGTTGTCGTGGCCGAGAACGGCGTGGGCCTCGATGCGGAGCTGCTGGAAGTCGTCCCCGACACGGGCGCGCTTTACCGGCTCGACGGGGCGCTGAGCCCGACCTTGTGGGCTTCGCCACTGCTGGTCATCGACTACGAGGCCGGGTACGCGACGATCCCGGCCGATCTGCGGGCCGCCGCCTTAGAATGGCTGACGGCGCGACACTACGCTACGGGGCGCGATCCGGCGTTGCGCTCGGAGACGATCCCAGACGTGATCGCGCAGGTATACGCGGGCGAATCCGGCGCCGGCACCAGCGGCGGCGCGATGCCGCCGGGCACGCGCACGCTACTGGCGCCTTACAAGCTCTGGTCGGTATGAAAGCCGCAACCGAGATCGCCCGGCTCGACCGTGCGTTGGCCGGCTACGGGCAGGCCGTGACCCTGCAACGCTGGACGACAGATCCGATAACCGGCGCCAACACGGTGGCGGAGCAAGTGACGGTGCCGGCGGCGGTGCGGCAATACGGTCCGCAGGACATCGAGGCCGGCGAAGTGACCGAAATTCGCGTCATTCTCAGCCCGACCGGGCTCGGCGCATTCAGTCCGCCGAACCTGCCGAAGCGTGATGACCCCATCGTCATCAACGGCGATGCGACCGAAATCAAGCAGATCGCACCGATTGTCCACGACGGGCAACTGGTGCGGTTGAACCTGCTCTGCCGTGGCTGACCAGCGCGAGGCGATCCTGTCGCGGCTGGCGGCGCTGTGCGCCGCGGTGCCGGGCGTCGCTGCCGTGGTGCGCAACTCGCTCGACGTGGCGGGGCTGGCGCGGCCCGCGGTGGTGATCCACGACGGCGTGGAGGCGCTGCGCGATCAGCCGCCGCAGATCCGGCATTCCGAGATCCAGCGCATGGAGTTGTCGCCGGCAATCACCGTCTATGTGCGGGCCGGCGGCTCGGCCGATGCCGGGGTGCTGCTGTCGCGCTACCGCACGGCGATTGTGGCAGCGGTGCTGACCGATGCGCCGCTCGACGCCGCCATCGGCACGAACGGCGTCATCCGATACGAGGGCTGCCTCGTGGCGCCGCCGGATGCCGAGGCGAAGGAGCACCGGGTCGATATCACGCTGACGTTTCAGTACGTCTTCAAGCTGGACGACCTGGCGCCATAGCCGGCGGCATCGACTTCCGCATCGACGAGGGCGACACCGGGCGGCTCACGGCGCGCTTCGCCGAACTGCCGAAGCAGGTTCAGAAGCGGCTCGAACCCGTCATCCGGCGATTGACGAACGAGCTGCTGGTGCGCGTCAAGGCCGGCGAGCCGTCGCGCACCGGGCGGCTGCGCTCGCTGACCCGCGCTTATGTGGATGTGCGCCCGAACTATGTGCGCGGCCGGGTGCGGGTTGGCGACAGCGCGCATCCGCGGGAAGCGGTGATCGCCGGGGCGCTCGAATATGGCGCGCC